AGAGTTGTGTCATCGATCGCGGCTTCCAGCGTCGTGCGCGTCTTCGCTTCCTGCGCGGTGGCCAACTTCAAGTTGAGCGCGGACGATTCCGCCTTGGCGCGCGCGTCGATCAGTGTGGCGTCCGCGGCGGCTTTCGTCGCCAGCGCGTCGCGTAACGTGGCACTGGTGTAATTCGTGGTGGCCAACACCCCGCGCAACTTCTCCGCGTTCAGCGTGGCCTGCGCGCGCGCCTGTGCCAGCGTTGCTTCACCACCCATTGCGCCGGCGCGCGCGTCCTGGAAGACATCGACGTAGCGCCGGGTGATGGTCTGGACGATGTTCGTCTGCCCCGCGCGCGGATTCAGCGCGCCACCGGCCAATTTGCCGACGCCGGCGACGCTGAACTTCGCCAGCTTGTCCAGTACCCCCACGCCGGCGGACAGCGCGGTGAGGCCCAGCCCCAATTCCAACAGCATTTTGCCGGCGGGATTGCCGGTGAAGGCGCCGGCCAACTGGAGCGCCGCGGTGGTGACGTGCTCGACCACCGGCAGCGCATCGCGCAGCACGGCAATCAGCCCGTCACCCAACGGTTTCGCCGCCGCGCTGACCTGGTTCAGCGCTTCTTTGAGCTGGTCGCCGAACAAATGCGAATTCTGCTCGGCCACGTCGCCCGCGCCGCGCAGCGACTGCGCGAACGCCTGCGTTTCGAAGCCGCCGCGATGGATGGCTTCCACCACGTCCAGCCACGCCTTGCCGCCGAAAAGTTTCTTCGCGCTGGACTCCAGCCCGGCCATGTCGCCGGCTTTATCGAGCTCGCGCAAATGCTGGAGTTGCTGCTGGAGCTTCGCGTCGTCAAAGCCGACCGCCGGCAGCGCAATCCGCGTGGCGTTGAAGACACGCGCGAAGCCAATGCCTTTCTGCTCCATGTTGCCAATGAGCGCCAGGCTGTCCTGAAACCCGTAGCCCATGCGCTTCAGCGATGGCCCGTAGGCGTCCATCGCCTGCATGAGCTGGCTGGCCGGCAGGTACGCCTGTTGCGCCGCCGCGCCCACCTGGTTGACCGCGTCCGCGCCGACGCTCCAGGTCTGCTGCATGCGCACGCCGGCGCCGGCGGTGGCGCCCACCGACTCATGCCAGATGCGCGCCAGGTTCAGGTATTGCTCGCCGGTGTGCTCGGCGTCGGCGCCGGACTCACCCAGCCGCTGACTGATCATCCCCACCGCGTCGGCAATCTCGCCGAACGACTCCGGCGATTTGGCCGCCAGCTCGGTCACCTGCTGCTCCATGCCGCGCAGCGCGTCGCTGGCCGCGCCGGTGCGCTGCTCCAGGTCCTGGAACGCGCCGCCGACTTCTCCCGCCATGCTGATGGCCGCCGCGCCGACGCCGGCGGCGGACAGCTCGACCAGTTGCAGTTTCCCCAGCAACGGATTGAGCGCCGCCCCCATGCCGTCGGTCAGCGTGTGCCACTGGCGCGCGGAGGCTTCGTAGGGGGCAATATCCAGTCTATAACGGTCGATTACGTCGACGCCTTCAATTTGCGCGCCCATGCGAGCCTCGTTTCAACAGCGCGGGATCCGCGCCCCAGCGCAGGCAGTCGTCAATCAGGCTGCCCCAATCAATCGGCGTCGCCTGCTTCGGCTGCCGGCGTTCCCATTCCCAGTTCTCGGCCTCCACCATGTCATCCAGCGTGACCGGGCGCATGGCCCAGAACAGCGCCTCGTCCCGGATGCCGAGATAGCCGTAGGCCAGTCGTTTCAGTTCTCGCCAGCGCTCGTCGGGGCTGGCGTGCCGGCGTTTTTTTGCGTGCCGGTGGTCGGCGTCGCGTCCGGTGGCGGCACGATCAGCACATCGAGGACGATGATCTGATGGATCACATCGGCGATTGCCCGCACCTGCCGCGGCGCAATTTGCTCTTCCACGTCCTCGACGGTGGTCCCGAGCGGCCACTCCGGCAACGTCAACGCCCACGCAAAGAGCGACACCGCTTCGAAGCGGCCCAGGCGCGCGTCGTAGAGGATATCCGGGAACATCACGTTCCGCGTCTCTTCTTCGCGAAACGCGGTCGGCACGCGCGCGTCACCCTCACCCTCCCAGGCGATGGGCACTTGCTGGATGGCGACATAGCCGCGCCGGCGTGCTTCCTGTTCAATCATCCGCTCAACGCGGAAGGTGATGGTCGGTTGGCACATGACGGTGCCAATGCGCAACACCGGGCGATCATCGCCGGCATCCTGCGCGGGGGACGGTGCTTTACGAACCATAAAAATACTCCTGCAAAAAAAGCCCGCGTCTCTCACGCGAGATGACGCGGGCTATCGGGACTCAACACCAGCCGCGACGAATTACGGCCAGGACGGCAGCGTACCGTTGAAGTCGGCCTTGCCCGGCTGGCGGTCGAACTGGACTTCGAGCTGGCGCACGTCATCGATGGCGCCGCCTTCGGTGTTGAAGGTGACGATGAACGGCGCCGTGTAGGGTGTCTCGTAGGCTTTCGCGATCAGCAGCGTGACCACGGCATTGTCGCCGCACTGATCGACAGTCGCCTTTAAGGCGACAATGGCGCTGGCCAGGCCGGGCGTGACGTTGCCGTCGGTGAGCGGAATGCTCTTCCAGGTGACTTCTTCGCCCACCTGGGTGACGACCTGGGCGCGATGCAGATTGCCGTCGCTGTCGAGTGCCGCCGCCGTGGTACGGCCTTTTTTCTCCTGCACCGGCTTGAAGCTCAAATCGGATTGGTGCAGCGGCAGATACGTCGGCGTGCCGGCGGCGACTTCCAGCCAGATTTTGTCCTTCGCGTTGAGGACGCTGGCGGGCAAGGTTAATTCGGACATGATGGACCTCCTTACGTGGTCGTGTGTTCCAGATTGATCAGGGTGAGGGTCGAGACCGTTTTGATCAGCACGCCGCCGGCGATGGACACGGTCTCGACAGTGCCCACGCTCTCACTGGCGACAAATTGCGCGTGCCACGCGCCAAAGGTGAGCCCCGGCGCCGCTGCCGTGGAACCCCACAACGCGCCGAAGTAGCCGACATCCGCCAGCATCCGTTGCTCGGCAATCAACTCGCTGCGGAGGCGATTCTCGCTATCGGGACAGGCGACAAAATTGCTGAATTGGAATGCATACGATTTCCAGCGCGGCGCGTTCCGATCGCGCACGGTGGTGGCAGTCGAGATCACGCGCTGGGAGACGTCCAGATAGCGCATGCGCTCATAGGTCGGCTCGATAGCGACCGACAGCGTCAGCGGCCCGTCCGCGGCGCGGTAGACGCCGGCGAGGGACGGGTCGTCGCGAATATACCGCGGCGTGCCACCGAGCGTGGCAGCCATCTCCCATCGCGTGTTATGGGCGTTCCAGGACAGCACCGAACCATCCGGATTGGTATAGCAGGGCTTGCCGTGGTACTGGCCCGGCATCGCGCCGGCGCCGGCATATAGCGCGTCATACCACCAGCCGCCCAGCCACGCGGCGTCAACGGCGCCGGTCACCGTGAGTCCGACCAGGCCGGCCGGCAGCACTACCGTGGCGATCAGCGCATCAAGCGGCGTCGTGTTGGTCATCGGATACGTCCTTTACCGACGGGGTAGGTTGCGCGGCCATCTCCGGCCCATCAGCGGGGATGTCCACCGCCGGGATGGCCGGCGGAATAGGAATTACCGGCGGAATTTCGAAACGCGGCGGGACCCGCCCGAACCAGGCGAGATAGACGCCCAGGCATTCCGGCAGCAGCCGCGATTCCATGACATGGACCGCGCGCAGCGTGGAGTCCCAGTGACACGGAAAACCACGCTCCTGCAACTGCAGGCAGAAGGGCATGTCCTCGCCGAATTTGTGCTGGGCAAATTCCGCGCCGCTGTGGATTGCCTCGCGATTGGCCAGCGCCACCGCGCCGGTGTAGCCGCACGGATAGATGTTCCCGAACTCATACGTTTTGAACGGGCGGAGATTGCCGGTTTGATCGATAAAGCCGGTATTGGGAATACGCCCTTTGATCGGGATGCCGATCGCGCCCATGGAGTCGTTGAAGATGAAGGAACCGAGATAGTTCTTATGGCCGTCGACCAACCCGCGCAGGATGCTCGGTACCACCAGGATATCCGAATCGATGGTGAGCCAGTAATCCGCGTCGCTGTCGCGCGCCGATTGCAGCGCGCGGTTGCGCAGCGCCGCCAGGTGCGGGTAGCCGCGGGGGCGGTCGGTGGTGTCGCGCGCGCTGGTGGCGTCATCGAGCTGCTCACCGGACTCTTCCACCACAATCGCGCGGAAACGCTCCGCGTAGGCCGTCTGGAAGCCGCGCAGCAGCGCGCCGGTGCCGTCGGTGCTCATATCATCCAGGAAGTAAAACGACAGGTCCTCCGCCGGCCAGTCCAGTTGCCCCAGGCAGCCGAGAAAATACGGCAGCACCCAGGCGCGGTTCTTCACCACGGTAGTGACATGGATATGCATCAGGATCCCCCCCAGGATTGTTTTCCGATCGCTTTGATCACCGGCAACGCGTCATCGATGCCCTGCTGCAGCCCGCGTTCGATGAAATGATCGCCGCGCTCGCCGGTGTCGTTCTCGTCGGTGTCGTGATTCATCTCGTCAAAATTCTGTTTCGCGGCGTAGATCACGCCGTTGGTGCGCAGTTCCACGGTTTGATTGTCGGGCAGCACGCGTCCGGTCACGCTGTTACGCAGCAGCCCGGTATCGACCGGCACAAAGCGCTCCTTGCAGGCCGTCTCCGCGCCGGCGGCGACCACGGTGAGCGCATGCCGGGTATTGCCATAAAACCGCTGCATGACCGTATTCAGTCGGTTTTTCGCCGCGCTCATGTCATGCTCGATGGAGGCCATTGGTGTTCCTGCCGTCTCATGCCGCACCTTGCGTGCCGAGATAGACGCGCCACTCCAATATGTTGCCGGACGGATCCCGACTGGGTCGCGCGTCGTTAATGCGAAAAGTCCGGTCATCACCGGCGATGGTCACCGTGCCAATGCGCGGCGGGGTGGTGAGAGAGGGTAAAAAGAGCATGGCGTCCGCCAGCACCAGCACGCCCGCCGCCGTCTGTCGGGTCACCTGATGATCGCTGACGCGACACACGGAAATAACCAGACCGCCGCCGGTTGCGCGATAGTGATTGGTGGGGTCCGGCGTCGCCGCGGACGTGAGCGTGCAGGATTGCCGGTAGCTCTCCAGCAGTTGTTGCCGGCTGACGGCCAGCGCGCGCGCGTCTACAGCGTTCATGTGCTTACTCCGAGCGGAAACCGCCCATTACGCCGGGCGGGAGGTAGGTGGGCAGCGGGCGACCGGGCGTCGCCTGCTGGACATCGGTTTGGCGAATGTCGATCCCGCGCCCAGCGGGTGACGACAACGGGTCGGCGATCAGGCCGGCGCGCGCCTTGTCGGCCAGCTCGCGCCAGGCGCTGACGCGGTCCGCCCATTGCTGGGTGAGTCCGTCGCGCTCGCCCACCTGGCTGGGCCGCTGGGCATATTGCAGCGCCAACGACTCCGCCAGGTGCGCCAGCGCGCCGGCAAAGCCCAATGCAGTCAGCAGGGCGGCAATCGTCTCATCCGCCACCAGCGCGGTGGAGACGTCCATGTCTCCCAGCGCCAGCCGCAGGTAATCTTTCCGAGTCGGGAGTGCCGGATCAAACGTTGCCGCCATGCTAACTCCTTTTAGGCCGCGATTTAGGCCGCGATTTTCATGGTGACGACACCATTGGGGTAGTAGATCGCGGGACCACCGTTGTGGCCGCGGTGGATTTCGATGTTGCGCGGGGTCTTGTCCGGGTCATCGATGACCTTAATGAACGGACCGGGCGCCATGTTCGGGTCGTTGGCGTTGCGCGTCTGGATATATTCCCCGATCATGTCGTTGTTCGGGCGCGTCCCGACCGCCACCGCGTAGCCGTCGGGCACGTAATAGTGCCAGACGTTGTTGTCGTCCAGATAGCCATCGTTCACCACTACCGGTTTGCCTAATTCGTAGTTGGCAAACAGGTTGGCGACGTCCGCGGCGCTGGGCAGCAGGTTCTTGCCGGCGAAGATGCGCGTGCCGATCTTGCTGCTGTTCAGGATATAGTTGTAGGTCTTCTGGTTCATGAAGATCGAAGACCCGGACCCGAAGCGGCAACTGGTGCCCTTCTCGAAGTTGACCTTCATGGCCAGCAGGTCCACGATGGGATTGGCGTTGCTGGCGTCGCTCCAGTAGGCGCCGGACATCCCGATACTGGTATCGGTGGACGTGTTGGCACTACGGATGTCATATTGACCGGCGTGCTGCAGCGCATTGGTACCCGGCGCATAGACCGAGAAAATGCCCATCGTGAGCAATGTCCAGATGTTCACCCGAATACGACTCACTTCACGCGTGATGAGGATTTTCTGCCGTTCGACCACAATGTCGTCGACGTTGATTACCGCTCCCGGCGCGTTGTAGGGCGCGCGGGTGGTCAACTCGCGCTCACCGATCACGCTCTGTTCCCCGTAGACGCCAGGGATCATGGAAAGCAGGTTGGCGCCCAGGTTCTGGATGCGCGGGAGCTGCCCGTCGTAGCCGCGGGCAGCCTGCAGGCCCTTGATGTTCTCGCGAATTATCCACTCCACCATCGATACCGGTTTGGAGGTGATGGGGAACTGCTGAAAGATCGGATCGGCGGTGAGCATGGCATCCTGGATCAGATCCGGCTCCAGCAGCTTCAGCTCATAGTTGGTTGGATACTGTACCTGGTAAGGCATGGAAGAATCTCCTTTCAAAGAGATGTTGCTGAACCGGAGTTACCGGACGAAGATTACCCCGTCGGCCAGCGTGCCGCTGACCAGGCGTCCCAACGTGGCCGCTGCCGCCGCGTCCAATCCGGACAGATCCTTCGTGAAAAAGAAACCGGTGACGTAGCATGGCACGGACAGGTCGTTGGAGAGGAACGGCGGCAACATCGGCACGTTGCCATAGATCACGCGTCCCAGCGGATCGGTGCGGAAGCTGGCGGGCGCGACGCCCACCGCGACCTGCCGACCGTCAGCATAGACGAATGCGGCGTTGACCGTCGGAGCGGGCACCGCGGCGCCGGTGAAGCCGTTCAGCGTCGTCTGCGAACCATCGGAAGTGCCCGCCAACATGCCGTTGACGTAGTAATTCACGCCGGTGGCGCCGGTGGGCAGCACGATCGCATCCACCTGAATACCCAGCAGCGGCGTACTGCCGTCGGCCTATACCTTCCGCACCGCCGGACTGGGCCGCGTTTCGCCGCCGGCGGTGAGGAAGGTATAGGCCACGGCGTGACTGCCGGCCACGAAGCTGGGCGTGCTGCCGGCCACCGCGGTGAGCGTCGGTGCTTCGGTGGGATCGGCCACTTTCGTGCCATCGTAGCCCACGTACAGCCCGAGCGGGTTGCCGGTGGTAGTGTGTACCACCGCGATGGTGGGATACGTGCCGGTGAGCGCCGAGGTGACCACCAGCAGCGGAGCCGGATACGCTGCCAGCGATCCGCCGAAGGTGAGGACGGTATCCGTGGGACATGCGCCGCCAGTGATGGTAACCGTCGCCAGATGATAGCCGGCCGCTTCCAGCAGCCCCTCGATGGCGATCTTCAAGTTGGCGTTGCTGATATTATAGGCCAGCGCCGCCGTGCTATGCGTCTGTCCGTCGACGCCGGTGAGCGACAGCGTGAAGGTGCCGCCGGTGACCGAGCCGCCGAAATCGAGCGTCTGCACGTCATTGGCCGCCGCGCCGGATAACTGCGCGACGATTTGCCCCTGCTGGATCGTTAGTCCGGGGGCGAAGTTTACCGATACCGGAATGGCGTCCTCGGCGTTATACGCCGGGATGAGCTGCTTGCCGGTATAATTCAACAGGTTAATGCCCATGTGCGTTCTCCCCTTTCATGAGAGACATGCCGTTGCCGGCGGATTAGTTCGCGCTCTTCAGCCCGGCCATCGCGCGGAGCGACTTCATGCGCGCGTCACTCGGCTGATTGCCGCCGGTGCTGGATAACGTGACAATCTGATCGCCGGCCACATTGCTGATCGCCTCGCTGAAGAACGGGGTCAGATCGGGCGCGGCGGCAATCGCGTCGGTGAGCGCTTTCATCTGCGCGCCGGTCTGCAAGGCGCCGGCGGCGGTGAAGGTCACCGCGCCGTTGTTGTCGGCTTTCGCTGCCTGGCAGAACAGCGCCGTCAGCGCGTCATGTTGCGCGGGTAACACTTTGCCGGCGCGCAACTGCGTGGTGAACCAGGCTTCCGCTTCCTGCGTCAGCATCCGTTCGGTGAGCGCGGCATTGGTCGCGGACAGGTGCACCGTTGCCGGGTCGGGGGCCGGCGGCTGGGGCGTGTCGGACATCTCTGCCGGCACTTTTCCGGTGCCTTTGCATTTCGGGCAGTCTTTCGTGTCGTCGGCAAACGCCGCCTTCAGTTCATCCTCCAGGATGTCTTCGGGCTTCTTTCCGCCGGCGAACAGGGCCAGGACACGGTCTTTGAGTGTCATGGGTTGGTCTCCTTTCGCTGTCGAATTCGCCGCGGTGAAAGCGGCTTGCAATTGCGCGTCCAATACGCGCGGATGGGTGGTGAGCGCGTTGCCGATCACCCGCTTGGTGTCGCGCGCCCACGCCAGGGAGGTTTTCAGGGTATCGCCCAGCACGCCGCGCGCCCAGGCGGGAATCAGCGTTTCCGCGTAGACATCTTTGCCGTCGCGCCACAGCCGCGTCAGTTCCCCCAGCTTGCCGTCGAACATGGTGGCGTGATGCTCCAGATCGTTCGGCACCGGGGTAAAGGCGATAATTGCCGCGTCGACTTCGGCCTCGGTGATGGAGAAGCCCTTGTCGGGATAATCACCCACTTCGAACGCCTTGCCGACATACGGCACCAGGTCGCCCTGGGGCGTGCCGACGGAAAAGTCCACGCTGAACTGCTTCACCGGGTCATAGACGGTGCGGCGCTGCACTTCCTCGCGTTGCCCCAATGACACCTTGCCGTCATCGCCGACGGTATACGGCGTCTGGTAGAGCTTGCCGTCGTCCTCATAATCCTTCCCGCCCGGCTTCGGCATCCGATGGACCACCTTGTCGTCAAACATGTCCTGCACGTGCCAGTCCTGGCAGCCCAGCGCGGCGCACACGGCGCTTTTACGATCATTGTGGCTCATGGAGTCGGTCATACAATCACCTCGGAAGGGAGCGCGATAAAAACGCCCGCAGGCGGGGCCTGCAGGCGTGTGGGAGTCGGTATGGTGTTGGGATGGAATCGGGAGGGTTAGTCGATGTCGCCAGCTTCATGCGCGGCTTCGAGCAGCATCTTCACCTCGTTCTCGTAGTTGATCTCGGCCTGACGACGCGACATGCCGTACTGCTTCATATACGAAGCAATCGAGTTTTCCTTATGCTCCCGGTCGCACTGCTCCCGGAACTCTTTGTGCGTCATTTTAGCCACTGTAAGCCTCGAAACAAGGAGTCGATCGCATTATAGATCGGCTGAAAGTCTTCCTGACTCCAGACAAATCGGGTCATATTCCCACGCATCCACGATAACTCCTGACTAGCAACAGGATCATCAGATTTCGTGGCCACATATTGCGCGTAACTGCGTGCCCATAATTCTTTGGGACTCAAGAGATACTTGCGGTATTTTTCATCGATATCAGCTGCAGTAATCTCCTTGAACCTTTGACTATTATCTACCGCTTTTTTCCAGGCGTCAACCTTTTCGGGATGACCAATGGTTGTCGCGCCTTCACCAGGGAGCGCCTGATAGTCGAGAAAATGTCCTAACTCATGCAAGGTTGCCATGACCGGTGCGGGGTGTTTACCGACATTGTTGATTTCAACCAAATGTGACGCGTTGGTATGTTGACCGTGAACGCCCTCGGGAAGACGCACCGATTTAATGACCGTCTTTGCCGGTTTCCCGTCGCCATGCACGCTATCAATGACTTGAACTGCGTGCTTGATCGCCTTCCGGTTCTTCGCGCCAGGCCCGGGTAACACCAGTGCGTCGCTGATGGCTTTTCCCAATGGTGATTGCTTTTTGATCTCAACCACCGGGAAGGTCTCCAGACTTTTTGTCAACGCGTGGTGCCCATCCTCCTGGGAAATCTTCCCGCTCGCCATCAGTGCACTGACCGACTTCACATTCGCCGTCGGCCCCCACTTCGAGGCTTTGCGCTCCACCAGGTCTTGCAACGTAATCGCGCCCGACTGGTACAGTTTAAACGTCGCCTTGCCCAGTATTTGCTCCTGCACGTGCGGCGGCTGCTGGGCAAACCACTCCTCGCCGGTTTCGCGCGAAGATGACATTCCTTCTATAACTGGTGTTGTCGTGCAACGGCACGCCGGATGTCCGCCGAATTGTTCCGACAGCGGATGCACCGAGCCGTCCAGCGCCAGGCACGTCGGGCAGGAGCGCTTGGAGCGCGTTGCCAGCCAGCGCCACCCGCTGATCATCTCATCGTTGTTGGCGTAGTTCGCGCGCCCGGCTTCCCGGTAGGCCCGCACGCTCTCTTGCCGGGCGATCAGCACCGCGCGGCGGCGCGTCAGGTCCTGCTGCGTGTCCTGTAGATTCCGCGCGATCGTCGCCGGCGCCAGTCCCTGCGCGACCCCGGAGAAGAGCGTCTGCTTCAACGCACCCAGGTTCTCCGCGCTGACGGACCGCAAGGTGTCGGCTAACGGACTGCCGTCGGCCATGATGCCGACGAGTTGGTGGAGCGCATCGACCGGGAGATTGTCAAAACTGGATCCCAGCCCGATCTCCCGCGCCATGGCGTGGGAATCCGCGATCCCCGCGGCGACATTTTCCCATTGCGAGCGCGCGATCAGCCGCACCGCGCGCCGCTCGATGACCGCCATCTCCTCACGCAGGTGATCCAGCAACGCCCGCGTGCGCTTGAGTTTCCACTCTTTCTCTTCCGCGGTGAGAATTTCGACGGTGGGAATCTCGCGTTTGAGCTGTTTGATCTGCTCCTGCAGCGACAGCTCCAGCGGATGGTACAGCCGCAGCAGATCGCGGGTCAGCGTCGCTTCGCGGTCCAGTAGCGCGTCACGTTGGAGGCCGCCCAGCGCGCGCAGCGGATCGTCGTTCATGCACCGTCGTCTCCCTCGCCGTCATCCTGTTCGCCGTCATCCAATTTCCCCGCGCCGCGCGGACCGGCGTAGAGGCGAGCCATTTCGCGTTGCTGCGCGTCGCGCGCCTCCTGTTTATCAGCCTTTTCCTCCACTTGCGCGTCCAGGTCGCGCTCCGGCAGACCAATCTGCGCATCGATGCCCGGATATTGCGACTCATGCAGGTAGCCGGCGCTAGTGAGCGCGGCGATCATCGTGCCGAACTTCTCAGTGTCGCGGCTGGTATCCGCGGCGAGCATCATCAACGGCGCATAGGCCGTCGCGTCCTCGCCCCAGTTCAGTTTGACGACCGTGAGAATGACATCGCGGTAAAACGCAACTTCGACCTGGCGCTGAATGTAGGACACAAACGTGCTGGCCACATCGCGCCCCGTCTCGCTGTCCGCCTTGCTGCTGTGTTCGGCTTCCAACAGCGCCCGCGTCGCCATCACGACCGCACGCGCCATCTGCTGGTCATACAGCGTAATCGCGGTCGTATAGGCTTCCCCGGCGCCTTGCGCTTGCAGCACCTTGAATTCTTTAATGTAGCGCAGCGCGATCGCCGTGCTGTTGGAGAACTCGGCCAGCTTCGTCGTGACCGCCGATTCCGCCGGCAGGCTGATCGGCACGCCGGCGCGGTCCTTTTGAACATTGCCGCTCGCATCCACCGCCGTCACGTTCGGCGCGTCGTTGTCCAGCAGCGCCGCCAGGCTCGGTGTTGCGTATTGCTTGAGGTATTTAAAGTAATCCTGCCATGCCTGCTGCTTGAGCCACCAGGCGTTATACGCGGCCCGCAGCAGCGAGCGCCCGCGCGGGTCGGCCTGATGCGTCTCCGTGGTCAGATGCCAGAACTTGGCCCGCGGGATCACCCACTCAACGGGAATGATACCGGATGCCTTCTCGGTCGGCACGATGCCCACGCACTGCAAAAAACGGTCCGTGACGTAGCTGTAGCGATAGCGGTTCTTCACCCGCAGCGCTTGCAGCACCAGGCGATTGCCGTCCGGCTGAAAGACCAGCTCGGCCAGGCTGTGCCCGAACGCCAGACAGTCCAGCATGTCACTGACGATCGCCGATAGCGGCTGCTGTAATTCATCCATCATCGCTTCGACGCCGGCGCGAATCTCTTCACTGTGCGCATATTCGGCCTGCGCGTTCTGGTCGGTGTTCCAGGCGCTCGGCTTTGGCACCTTGCCGACAAAACGCACCCCGGACGATAGCGCCTGAATCTTCAGCGAGCGGATCGCGGAGGAAACAGTAGGGTCGTTGAGCATCTTTTCATAGATGTCCAATCCCAGGTCGCGCTCAACATCGTCCGAGGGCCGCGGCAGGCTGCGCAGGTAATTCTGCAGCAGTGGACCGTAGTAGCTATTGGTGGCGATTTGGCCGGGAATGAATTCCAATCCCCAGCCGATCGGCTTGGCCGCGACTGCCGCGTCCATCTCCCGCGTAGCCGCCGACGCGACCTCATACGGGTCCTGTTGGATGCGCTCCGGCAGATCGGAGATACGCGGCTGTTCGGTTGAAGCGTTGCGTGGCGCCATGAAGAAACCTACTATCGTGCGCGATACGTCTGTACCTCGGTGCGCGCCCCGCCGACCATCACCGCGGAGGAGGCCGGTTCCGGCGCAAAGGCCAGCGCCAGCGCGTCGGCGTGGTCCGGACTGGACAGCCCGCGCTTGCGCATATCCTCCTTGGACTCGATCAGAATGCGCCCGCGGCTGTCGAACTTGTATTTGATGCTGGCCAGTTGCCCGGCCAGGTCGTCATCGGGGGGCAGCGCCATCTGCCCGTCGCGCAGCAGCTCGCGCAGGTTCCAATACAGCTCCGCGCGGAGATTGGCAAAGCGCTCGGTGTCCCGCGGTGCTTCCGCCACATTGATCGGCGCCACCGGCTTTCCCTGTTCGCGACAGCGGTCGTAGACGCCGGCGCCGACGCCGATCACATCCACCTTCACCATGGTGGCGCCGGTCTCGCCCAGCGCGTGAATCACTGCCCCGCACAGCGCCATCAAGTCGCTCTTCGCAATCACCTGATAGATGGTCACCCGTGGACCGCGCCGCAGGATCAACACCGACTTGTCGCTGCCGAAGCGCGCCACGTCAACGCCTAACTCCACCGGCGCGCCGGGCAACGTCTCCGCATAGCGCGCCTGCGCCGCCTCGACCCATGCCAATGAAATCAGCGTGTCGTCGCCTTGTGTCGGAAATTCACCGAGTACGCGCGCCGACCAAAGCGGGGAATCCTCGCCCCACTTGATGCGTTTCTCCTCCACCCACGCCGGCGTGATCAGATAGGGGCGCACCACCGCGCCGGCCCGCAGGTTGGGCGAGTCGAAGGCACTGATATGAATTTTGTGATAGAGCGGGGAGCGAAAGGCGGTGTAGAACTCACCGGACAACTGCGTCGGGTTGCCGATCAGCAGCAACCGCGCGCCGTCCGAAGTGAGAAAGCCTTCCGCCGCGTCGAAGATCGTTTGCTCGATGCCGCTGGCTTCGTCGCAGATCAGCAGAATATCGCCGCTCGCGGCATGGAACCCTTGAAAGCGCTCCGGTTCATTGGTGGATAGCCCCAGCGCGTACCACTGCTCGGAGAGCGTGTATTCCGTCTTTAGCGGCTTGCTGCCCAGCGGATAGGCGGATAACACGTGTGCCGCGCGAATCTCGCGCCAGAGCAAGTGTTCCACCTGGTGCCACGTCGGCGCGGTGGTCACCACCAGGCTATCCGGGTGCGTCAGCAAAAACCACAGCGCCACCCAGGCCGCCACGCGCGTCTTGCCTATCCCGTGACAGGAGCGCACCGCCGTGCGGCGATAGTCGCGCACCGCCCGCAGCACCGCTTCCTGCTTCGCCCACGGATCGACCGTCAGCACGTGGCGCACGAACCAGACCGGATCACGCCGGCTGCGTCGTATCCCCTCCAGCTCGATCGGTATCAGTGTCGTCATGCGCCATCGCCTGCCTCATCAAGTCCGCGAACGACTGCACCTCCAGCTTCCCGGATAATTCGCGCTTCTCGGTAATCATCCCCAGATGCTTGGCTAGCAACGTCAAGGCGTCGGGCTTACTCCACAGGCGGAATTCGACTTCGACCTCGACAATCGGCTCGTCGTCCTTGCGGGGGATCGTGCGCCGCTTGCGCTTGACCGAGGAGACCGCGCGCATCGCCGCGTCGGGCGCACCGGGAACAAGTGTGAGTGAACCGTCGTCAGTGATTACATAGTTGCGAAGATCGGAGAATCCGAGTAGGGCAAGCTCACGAAGAACATTATCAACTGTTATTTCAGTACGTTTGGAGCGCTCATCCTGGGCGGATTGAATCGCCTGCTGAACCTTAACAATTCTTAACAGGCGCGCGCCGCCAGCCGCGGCAACCGTCTCGCTGATCGGTAGTTTATCCTGTTGTTGATACGCATCCTGGTAGGCGTGCGTTGCGTTCAGATCTACCAGGTACGCGTCGACGAATCGTTGTTGTTTCTCGGTGAGTTTGGCGGTCATAAGCGGCTACCAGAAAGTATTCGAAGTCCCGCTGCTCCCGCAGCACGCGTCTGATGGCTTCATTCGCGGTCGGGTCTCTCCTACACATGGCGGTCCCTCGGATAGGACAGCATTTCCAATACCCCGAGAGCACGTCGCCAGGGCAGGCGCGCGTCGAACTGGATGGTATGACGCGGCGGCGCGAGCAGACAGTAGAACAGGAAGATGGAGAGCATGGAGAGTCGATCCTGTAGCGGAATTTCCCGCGCGGCGCCGGACACCGGGACTGCCGTATAAGCCGAGAACGCTGCTGCCAAAGGAGAATCACCGGCGCCGCGCGGGATGTTTCACACGGGTGCAGCAGGTTGGAGGATCGTCCGCCTGTCTGCACCCGCGCTCACATTAACAGGTTACCAGTTCCGAGCGCCGGAAATAGGTGCGCTTCCGGCAACGAACCGGGAAAATACCGGCATGTTTTTGGGCGCAATACGGCAACAATTCGGCACTGATTTGACAGAACAGGTTATCGGCGATCAGCGCGTAGTCCTGCTGCAGCGCCTTGCGCAGCGAAGAGGCGACGACATTCGCGCCCACGTCGTTATAGGAACAGCGCTGCGCGAACCGCCGCCGAATGGCCTCCTGATGATCAGCCGGCAGCAGCCCCAACACGATCTGTAGCCGTTCCTCGATATAGGAATACTCCTCAATGATGCCGGCGTAGAATGCTTCGTTACGCTCTTCCGCCTGGAGCACGGCCAGATACTCCGTCCGCTCCGATCGCGCGGCGGTCCGTTCCACCGGGTCGGGGATGCTGCCGCTTTTCCCACGCGCGGAGGGCGCATCATAACGCATCACGCCGGAGGACGGATAGACGCCTTCCCCGCGAATCCGCTCCAGCCGCCGGCGGCAGGCCGTCAGGTCGATCTCCGCCAACTTCCGAAGATGCGGTATATCGTGAAAGTAGAGCGTTAATAGCGCTTCGACGTGTCCGTAATTCATCGTATGATCCTCCTCTGTCCAGTGCTGCGTTTTCCATGTTGCGTCTGCATGAGCCTAACTTGAAAAATGGCTCACCCTTATGGCGCATTTATGCCGGCTGATTTATAGTATACCATCGAGCGGGAAGAGACTGACGGTGACGCTCGGAGCTTCCCCATAAACCTTGCTGACCAGCAATTCCACGACCTGGCTGTCGTCCAGGTAAAACCGTCCGTTCATTGCGTCCATCACCAGCTTCGCCAGATTGTCCGTGTCCGGCTTGCGCGTCGGTCGAATGGCACCGGCCAGCATCGCCGCGCGTTTGACCGCGCTGGACTTCGGCATCAGCAATACCGCGATAATCTCCAGCCGCAGGATACCCGAGAAGGGCACCTTCGGCAGATACGGTCGAGCCAGCGCCAGAAAATTCCACTCCTCGGTCACCGTGCGCGCATCGGTATAGACCGTCGCATGTCCCCCGGAGCCGATGGCGGCTCTGGGGCGTCCTTTGCCTGCGGGATGTCCGGGAATCGTGAAGGTTAGCATCGATGTCTCCTTTGATTTTCAGCACGTACAGCACGTACAGCAGATAATTCTCTTAGTAGCTACTTCTGGTCTTTTGGTCTTCTGCTTTTGGTGTCTCTTATACTGACGGAAATCTTTTATAACGATGTGCTGTATCTGCTGTATCTGCTTTTGGTACACCAAAGACCGTAAATTTACGCTCAAAATGTCAAAGATAACAAAAACAATTACCAGGTTTCGCAAGTGCTGATTTTCAGCACATCCAGCACATGAGTAAAATGGTAATGTCTCTTTTTCGTCATGTTACGCGTTTTTTCATCCGCTTATCACCTCTATAAGGATGTTTGCGTGTGCTTTATAGAGGTGATAAGGAGCATGCTTCATGCCTTATCGTATCGATAAGGGAGAATCCCATCGGCTTATAGAGGTGATAAGCCGATTTTTTGCGGCTTATCACCTCTATAAGACACAGACCAAATGGCTTATCGATACGATAAGCGGTCAAAACAGATGTCCTTGCGCGGTCGCGCTCCGGTTCATACTAAATCCTCTAAACGCCACGGCGGCTTCACCGCGTCGTGAAACAACACTGGGCAGTATTTTCGTCCGCTCGGATCGATAATGTGGCAGTGGGTGTCCATCGTGCAGTGCTCGCAGAGACCGCGATCGTGGATGGTCGGGCTGCACAGCGCTCCGTGGCAGCGCATCAGTTCCAGCGTCTCCGATGGGATCAGGCCGTCGAGGAAGTTGTCGTACAGCCAGGTCGGCTCCCGGCGCTTGTTGTAGACGATGACATGGTAGTGCATTACCGCGCTCCTGCCAGAATGGACAAGCAGAGTTGTTTCGCCAGTTCCACCGGCACGGAATTGCCGACCTGCTTCACCTGATCAGCCTGCGTGCCGGTGAAGGCGTAATTCTTTGGAAACGACATCGCGGCGCCTAACTCACCGGGATATAGCATCCGATAGAGAATATCGATCAGATACGTGACGCCTTCGAGCTCGACCATTCGTGGACGGTAAAGTTCGTCCGGATCGTTCAGTGCGCGTAGCAAATGCTCGCCCATGCCGACTTGTGGATGTACCAGCCCGAAGCGATCAACGGTCGTGATTGTATCCAGCGGCGCATCGATGGATTGCGCGGTGCCGGTCGCGTAATATTTCGTCAGAAAAGGAGAAGGAACCGCCAGGTGAAGAGCATGCGCGGTCTGGGTCGGCAATGGCAGCGAGATTGTTGCCGCCGTCGATTTCCCTTTCTGGTTGATCAGAAAGGGCTGTACCAGACCGTAATGCTGAAAGTTCGCGGTGACCGTAGGTAATGGCTCATCAACCGAACAGGCATCATGCCCGCCGTAGAGCTTCGAAAGGTACGGCTGCATCAGGCCGAGATGCTGACCTTCCGCGCAAATAGCCGGCAGTGGTTTATCGACCGGCAGCGCGTCGGCATGGTTGCGAAAGACCACCAGCGCCGGCTGTGCCAACGCGAATCGATTGGAGGTGTCTGCCGTCGCTAACGGTTCGTCAATCGATCGCGTGCGCCGGTCGCCGCTCGATGTGCCGGAATGATCGCCGTGATATTCCACCAGGTATGGCGCAAGGCCGCTGAATTTCTCCAATCCCGCCATAATGCGCTTCATCGTCGCTGGACAAAGCGGCTTCGAGCGTCCGTAGATGCTTTTTCCCGGCATATTCCAATCGATGATCTCCCGCGCCGGCCGCCACTGCGAGCGGCTGTGCGTCGGGAGTGGCCAGCGAACGAAACCGCGCTTACTGGCGCGAATGAACAGCCGTTGCCGACTGGTCGCATCCCCATAATCCGCTGCGCACAGCACGCGCCAGTGCACGGTATAGCCCAGCGCGCGCAGATCGGCGACGAACTGCTGAAAGTGTTCGCCGGCGCGTTCCGGGATAGGCCGCAGACGCAGTTTCTTCACCGGATAATCGTCAGGGTAAATCGGTCCCCAGCGCTCGAACTCTTTCACATTCTCAATCAGCAATTCCTCAATATCCAATTGCCGTGCCCAATCCAACACGTAAGAAGCCGAGCTTCTGCGCTGATCGTTGATCGGCTTACCACCGCGCGCGGAACTGAAGAAGATGCACTCCGGTGAAGCAACCAATAGTCTCAACTTGCCACCCGGCACGACCTCGCGCGGATTCAGCGCTTCGATGTCTGCCCACAGATGCTGCACCCCTGGGTGGTTCAACTGATGCGTCACAATGGCCGTCTGCCAGTGATTGACAGCGAACAACCGCACGTCCATCCCCAGTTCGCGCGCGGCAAGTAATAATCCGGTGCTCGTGCCTCCGGCGCCGCAGAAGAGATCGGCGGCCTGAAAAGTGGTGGTCATGATTTTCCTCGTAACTGCCGCCAAACCTCGAGCTCCACATTATCCGGCATCTTCCATACCCCCAACGACCCTCGACAGGGGATGGGAGTTTCGCATGTAGTCACCGCGGCTTTCACCCAGCAGAAGGGGCCGAACGCCCACGGGCTGTTTATCTCGCGCTTCTCCTCATCGAGCGTGAGGACGCGGGAAAAGATGATCGTCCCGATGATCGCGCCATAGACGCAGAGGCCGCTATCGGGATCGCTGGCGTCGAGAATATTCTTCGTCACTACCAAATGGCGAAAGTTCCAAAATTCGTCAAAGGATTTTTGCTTTGACGCGTGAAGGGCAATGGGGACACCGAGATATTGCGTCGGAAGCCGCCAGGAACGATTCTCAATGTCTTTTGGCCCGAGCAATTCCGTGGCCCACGGCTGTTTAACTGACAAAGCTTTCATCCAATCTCCTCAATCCGGTACATCCCCGGCTCGTTCATTCGCATCATGTTCCAGTGCAAGCAACTCCCGCAGGAGTGCTGCGTCTCCGTTCCCCGGCGAATCTGCCAGCGCGCCCGGCGGTGACACTTCGGGCACGTCGGCGGGTCGGAGCTTTTTGCCGGGGGTGGCACTAATGTGTAGGTGGGGGGTGATTCAGTCATGGTAATTTCACTCCCACGTATTTATTCGCATCCGCCATCCAGTAAAGACACTCGCGATACCATGCCTGTTGCGGGGTATCAAGTCGCACATCGGTATACCGCGCGTCAGGCATATCCACAATACGAGCAGCATAGATTTCAGCGAGATGGAGCGCCGCCATAGCGTTATCGTGCAGTGCGTAAGGGGTCATCATCACGTTTCACCTCACCTTCCTTCTCCATATACTCCGTGACCGCGGCGTAAAATCCCTCACGGCTGGTTGACTCGCTCATCACTTCACGGACGAATATGCCAAGGTTGGCGTCGTCTGACATCTCATCCACCTGCTCCCGCAGTTCTAATCGTTGTACGGAAGCAGTAAACTCGTCGTCTTTGGCTGCTTCACATAATGCAAATTGGTGGTACAGCGTACTCGCCATACTGTCTATTTCAGCAGTCAGTCGTGCGTTCTCCGCTCGGAGTCGCTCTACTTCCGCCAGCAACGCAGGCACGTCGGCGCGCGCATGGGCGATGAAGGCAGCGTCAGGGTGGTCTATGTTTGCACACCAGCTAAAATGATGCTCGCGATTATGGTGTGCCTTGAGTAGTGTTTCACAGCGATGCATCAAATCTATTGCCATGTCGCGGAATCTAGGAGCAGCGCCACCCATTCCCCACCTGACGCAATCCATCACGATAGTGCGATAGTTGGAATATGTTTCCAGTACCACGGTATGGCATGAAGTGTTGACGTTCCAGTACCATTCCCCCGGCGTTGCCGCCTGTTCCCGCGCTTTAATTTCCGCTAGCCGCTCCGCACTCATCGGCGCGACCGTCGCTTGCTCGGTGTTCGGTTTTTCGTTACTCATCATTTCCCGTCCCCTTCTCCGCAAATTGCCCGCAGGCGTCCCGCCCACAGCGCCAGTCCGTTCCCGGTCCGTTCGTATCCCCGAACAACGCGCATTTGTAATACCGGCCGGCCAATTGCTTCACATAGAGATGCTGGCAGTCCTTGCAGCGTTTACCGGTAGGTCCGCGCCCATGCCGCTGAATCATTTTGTGCGGTGGCTTCACCGGCGGATGCGTCTGAAACCACTCGTCACAGAGTGTCTGCGGGCTGTGCCGCTCACTCATAACAATCTCCCCTGCGGACCCTTCGGCTCTCGCTGCTTTTCCTTGAACGCCTTGGTGGTTCTCCCGCCGCAATTCCGCACGATGTATTGCCCACTCAACGCCGCCATGGCCCCGCCGCAAGCATCGGCGGCGTGCTCATCTGCCGGCAGTTTGAGCGTGAGTCCAAAAATGATATTGGCATACCACACCATCGCCGGCTTCTGTGCTCGACCATCCCCGGTCAGCGCTTTTTTCGCGGTTCCGGGTGCGATCTCACCACGCCAGGGCAGTTCGAAGCGCCGGGCGTAGCTCTGCAACACACCGATGACCCCGTTGGCCTTCGCTCGGATGGACAATCCGCGCCGATCGTAGCCGCAGGGTTGTTCAGCAGATACGCCGGTTTTCTCGTTGTGGCCATGTTTGATCGCCGCCGCCGCCGTGAAGAGCGCTTCGAGTGCCGCGTCGCCCTCGGTCGTCCCAAACTTGATCGTCTGGTAGGCGTGCAGGGTATACTTGCTGCCTTCGCGGGAAAGGAGCACGCCGGCTCCGACCTGGCTCGTGTCAAAGAAAAGTATGGTGCTGGTTTTCATGCTGCGGTCTCCTCGGGAAAGTCGAGTTCGGGAATCTCCGGCAGTGCTTCACGCACCGCGACCGACTCAATCGGCGCGGTCAGTTTTGCCGGCGCCTTCACGTTCGGGTTCTTCGCCAGCCGCACGATGTTGAGATGCTCGTGGTATGCCTCCGCGTTCAGGCCCGCCTTCCACACCCGGTAACGTTCCCAACCCTCTTTCGTCTCCAGCCGCGTCCGGGACTGATCCGGCGCATACCAGACCCGCCCCGTTTCGCCGCTCACATGCAGCACGAAGTTAGGGTGCTTCTGCGCCTGCTTTTCCGCTCGCGCCTCGTCAATTTCAACGAGATACGCCGTCGCGGCTTCGGCGTGATCAGCGGCGTTGCATTTGTTCGCTAGCCAGCGCAGCGCTGACTCCGGGATGTCGCAGAGACGCTGACCCCGGTACTCTTTCAGGATGGTGTTGACAAAATTGGCGCTCTCAACTACTCCGGTCGTCATGGCTAGGCCTCCAGAATCTGCACAGCGGATAGCATCAGGCGCTGCACCTCGGCACGGGGAATCTCGTCGGGGGTATTCATCCCGGCCAGCCGCAATGTCTCGGCGCGGAGCTCATCCGTGG